GTTTATATCCCAGTCCTACGCCTGCCGAAAAGGTAAGGGTATGCACGCTGCCTCTGATACGCTGCAAAGCTGGCTTTATGAGTGGCAGAAATTCCACCCAGACGAGCCGCTTTACGCTATCAAGGCAGACATACACCACTATTTCCAGAGCATAGACCACGGCATACTTAAGGCTGAAATACGAAAAGCCATTAAGGACGCTGGGGTACTGGCGCTGCTGGATAAAATCATAGACCATAACGGCAATATGCCAGAGGGCGTAGGGATACCCGTAGGAAACCTTACAAGCCAGCTATTCGCTAATATTTATCTGGATAAGCTGGATAAGTACGTAAAGCACACACTGGGCGCAAAGCAGTACATACGGTACATGGACGACTTTATAATCTTAAGCCCAGACAAAGGCGAGCTGCGGCGCTGGCTGGCAGACATTGAGGCGTTTTTAAGGGACGAGCTGCGGCTTGCGCTTAACCCTAAAACTACGATACTGGCAGCAAAGAACGGGGTAGACTTTGTAGGCTACAAGCACAGGGCAACGCACAGAAAAGTAAGACCAGACAGCATTAAGCGTGTCAAACGGACAATCAAGAAGTGCGAAAGCGGAAAAATCACGAAAGAGCAGCTACAAAAGAGTATACAGAGCTGGACGGGACACGCAGGACACGCCGACAGCTACAACCTACGGAAGAAAATAAAATCGCTGGCAGATGCAGCCATACAAAAGGCGGCATAGACCAGCAGGCGCAGGAGTGAGTACATGGGTAACAATTTGCTACAAGTGCTGCAAGAGCAGCAGAACATCATTGAACAGCAAAGCAGGCTTATTGTGGATTTGACAGCCACACTGGAACACTGGGAGAGCGTAGCAGGGTACGACGGCGCAGGACTGAAAGAGCGGGCATTAAATTTGCAAAAGCAGAAAGGCAGGATTTATGGAAATGAAGATTATGGAATTTATCAACATGGCGGCAAACAACAAGGTAATTGAGCTGGTGGTACTTGCGATTGTATTTGATACAATTTTCGGAGTGCTGCGGGCAGTGCGTGAAAAGAAGTTTAACAGCTGCGCAGGGATTGACGGGGCTATCCGCAAAGTGGGTATGCTGATTTCCCTTGTATTCATGCTGGCGGTTGATATGCTGATAAAGGTTAATCTTATCGGCTTTATCCCAGAGGCGGCACGTAACCAGCTGGGGCTTACGAGCGTGGGCGTGGCTGAATTTTTCGCACTTCTCTATATTGCCTACGAGGTAGTGAGCATTTTTAAGAACATGGCGCTTTGTGGGCTGCCCGTTAAGAAAGTCTGGGCGACGGTGCGGGCGTTTCTGGGGAAGTACACGGACGAGCTGCCAGACACGGACGAGCTGGACGGAAACAGCACCACGGGCAGCGTAGAGAGATACAGACAGCAGGAAAAATAATAAAACAAATAAAACATAGACAGTATGCAGCAGGCGCTTACGGGAAACCGCAGGCGCTTGTTTCATGCAGAAAGGACGGTAAAGACCATGAGGAAAATTAACAAGCTGATAAGCGGGTACAATCACAATGCGGGCAGCGTTTCCAGAATTAAGTATATTGTCATTCATTACACGGGCGCACTGGGGGACGCAAAGGCGAACTGCAATTATTTTGCAGGCGGCAACCGTAACGCATCTGCGCACTACTTTGTAGGATATGACGGGGCAATATGGCAGAGCGTAGAGGATAAAAATATAGCGTGGCACTGCGGCGCTAAGAGCTATAAGCACGCAGAGTGCAGGAATATAAACAGTATCGGTATTGAGCTTTGCGTAAGGAAGAAAAGCACAGCCAGCATGGGGGCGACAGATAAGGACTGGTATTTTGAGGACGCAACGGTAGAGGCTGCGGCAGAGCTTACACGGTACTTAATGGATAAGTACAATGTGCCTGCGTCGCACGTAATAAGGCATTACGACGTTACGGGGAAGATTTGCCCTAACCCGTATGTATACAATACCACGGCGCATACATGGGACGAGTTTAAAAAGAAAATCAGCGGCGCAGCAGTGACGGCAGGCGGCATGGTGCAGAACGGGAACACGGAAAAGGCAGTCTGGGACTATCTGGCGGGCAAAGGCTTAAACGCATACGCCGTGGCAGGCTTAATGGGTAATCTGTATGCGGAAAGCGGGCTTAATTCCTGCAATCTGCAAAACAGCTATAACAAGAGCCTTAATATGACAGATGCACAGTATACGGCTGCCGTGGATAATGGCAGCTACGGCAATTTTGTAAAGGACAAGGCGGGCTACGGGCTGGCACAGTGGACGTACCACACAAGAAAGCAGGCATTACTTAACTATGCGAAAAAGGCGGGTGCATCTATCGGCAGTCTGGATATGCAGCTTGCCTTTTTGTGGGACGAGCTGCAAGGCTATAAATCCGTTATCAGCACATTAAAGGGCGCAAAGAGCGTGCGGGCTGCCTCTGATGCCGTGCTGCTGGGATTTGAAAAGCCAGCAGACCAGAGCGAGGCGGTACAGAAAAAGCGTGCAGGGTACGGCGAGGCATATTACAAGAAATATGCAGGCGGGCAGCAGGCAGCAGTACCGCAGGAAAAGCCGCAGGCGGCAGCAGGCGTGCCGTTCAAGGTTAAAGTGGATATATTAGACCTTAATATAAGGACGGGCGCAGGGACGAACTACGCAAAGACGGGAGAGCATACGGGCAAGGGTGTATTTACCATTGTGGAAGTGAAAGCGGGCAAAGGAAGTATGGCAGGCTGGGGCAGGCTGAAAAGCGGCGCAGGCTGGATAAGTCTTGACTATGCCACACGCTTAGCGTAAGAAGAATGAGGGCAGGCGGCTTACGGGCTGCTTACCCTCTTATTTTTTTGAGGATATTACAGAATATGTATTGACATATTACAGAATATGCGATATAATTAAGACAGTTAAGGGAGATACATAACCCATAACAATAACTGGGCGGCAGGGAAAGGAGAAAATATGGACGAGGAAATGAACGTAGGCGAACTGCTTAAGGAAACAGCCGAGGAAAACCAGACAAGGAAAATACTTGAAATACTCAACGAGTGTAAAGACCTTGAAGAGGCTAAAGAAAAAGTAAGAGCCTTACTTAAGAAGTAAGGCGGGGATACAGAAAGGGCGGTGGACTTGCCAAAGCCGCCCAAACTGTTTAAAAGGATTATACATCATAAGGCAAGGGAAAGAAAGAGGTAAAATGCAGAAAGAAGAATTTAACCAGATAAAATATCAGAATGAATTTAAGAAAAAGAATTATGATAGGTTTGAGCTGGTAATGCCGAAAGGACAAAAAGAAGTCATTAAACAACGTGCAAAAGCGGCAGGGCAGAGCATAAGCGAATATATAAATACCGCTATTGCAGAGAAAATGGCTAAAGATTAGAAAGTGAGGTTTATTTATCATGGGTAAAAAGAAAATGGTACTTTATGGGGCGGCTGCGCTATTTGCAGTAAGTGGAGTGGTGGCGCTGCCGTCTGGAAATATTACGGGCGGTATCGGCTGCATAGTGATTGCTGCCGTATGTTTTCTGCTGGCACGCAAACCAGCAAGAGAGGCAGCAGGGCAGCAGGCAGCGCCGAGGACAGCGGGAACGCCTGCCGCTGGCAGCAGGATTGCGGAAACCATACGCACAAAAGTAGTGGGCGTGACTTTCCAGAACGACGACGGCGAAAGCAGGCAGGATATATTAAGCCGTATGACGGGCGACGAGGAAATAGAGATAGAGAAAACCACATACAACGGAGAGCCTGCCGCATATGTAAAATGGGGAAATAAAATACTGGGGTATTTATCGGCAGAACTGGCAAAGGATTTGGCGGCAAAGTATCCTAATGCCCGCTATACCGCAGAAATACTGGAAATTTCTGGGGGGGGGTACAGACATTTGGGTGTAATATAGAGCTTGACGTTATTGTAGAAGAACAGCAACGTAGCCAGCGTACAGCGGGCGAAACGATAGTATATATAGACCGCAGCAGTAAAAAGTACCATAGTAAGCCTAATTGTTCTGGAATGAAAAACCCAAAGGGCATACCGCTAAGCCAAGCAAAGAAAAAATACACAGCTTGTAAGAAATGCTGTAAATGAGCTATGAAATAAGAGCCGCAGACTTGTAAAAGAGTTTGCGGCTTTTCGTCGTATATAGACCACAACGAAAGAGAGGCAGAAACAATGGCAAATAAAAAGGGCAGCCACCAGCTGACAAGGGCAGATAGGATAAAGATAGAGGCACTGCTAAAAGAGGGCTTAAGCAAGGCGAAAATAGCGGCGCATCTGGGGGTACACCGCAGCACTATATATAATGAGCTGAAAAGGGGAGAGTATGAACACCGTAATAGTGACTGGACGACGGAAAAAAGATACAGCCCAGACATAGCGCAGGAAAAGGCAGAGGAAAATTTAAAGGTAAGAGGCACACAGCTTAAAATAGGCAACGATATTGCATATGCAAATTACATAGAGGACAAGATAGTAAACGAGGATTACAGCCCAGCAGCAGTGCTGGGAGAGCTTAAGGCGCAGGGTAGAGAGGGAGAATTTAATACTACCGTCTGCGTGGCTACTCTTTACAGCTACATAGATAAGGGCGTTTTCCTTAAGCTGACAAATAAGGATTTACCAGTAAAGAAGAATAAAAAGCGGGGCTATAAGAAAGTACGCAAGCAGCAGGCACGGGCAGCAGCAGGCGACAGCATAGAAAAACGCCCAGAAGAGATAGACAAGCGGGAAGAGTTCGGACACTGGGAAATGGATAGTGTAATAGGCAAGCGGGGAGTATCTAAAAACGTGCTGCTGGTACTGACGGAAAGAAAGACACGGGACGAGATTATATTTAAGCTGCCAGACCATACGGACGAGGCGGTAG